CAAAGATCACACGCGGTCTCGTGAACGGGATGTCCTTCGGGTTCCACGTCGCTGAGGGCGGCGACAACTGGACGATGGAAAAGGGCGGAACGGCCTGCCGATCGATCAGTGACATTCGGACCCTCGGCGACATCAGCGCGACCTCAAGCCCGGCGTATCTCGACGCGACGCTCGCCATGCGGTCGCTCACGCGCTGGGAAGGCGACGCCGACCTGCGCGCGATCACGAAGCGTGAGGACATCAACCCTGACGAGGGTACGAAAAAGTACGGCGACGTGAAGTTCGCCGACCCGGTCAACAAGAAGTACCCGATCGACAGCGAGGAGCACATTCGCGCCGCGTGGAACTACATCAACAAGGGCGCGAACGAGGAGAAATACACGGCCGAGGAAGTGAAGACGATCAAGGATCGCATCGTCGCGGCCTGGAAGGACAAGATCGATAAGGCTGGGCCGCCGAGCGCGGAAGGTCGGTCGATCCGCCTCATCATCGCTCGTCGGCGCCTCGACCTTCTCGAAGTCGCATAGACGAAACACCTCGCATCAGCTGACGGCCCGCCCGAGATGGCGGGCCGTTTTCGTTTGCCGCCGCTGCTCATCCGGTGATCGGCGCGGGCCGCTGGACCGCTGGACTTTCACACTCACCAGGAGCAGGAGATGAAGACGAAGGAAAAGCAGGAACAGCGCTCAAAGCTGATCACCGACGCCCGAGCGCTCATCGACACCGCGGAGAAAGAGAACCGCGACCTGAACGCCGAGGAGCAGAAGAATTACGACAAGATGATCGAGGATGCCACGAAGTACGGCGAGCAGATCACGCGCGATCTCAAGCTCGCCGACCTCGAACGGTCGGCCCTGGAGACCCGCGGCGGCCCGCGGCCGGGCGAAACGGCCAGCGCCGAGCCGAGCGAGGCAGTGATGAAGGCGTTCCCCTCGGACAAGCTCCGCGCCCACTACCGCACGTCCCCCCGCGTCACCGAGAAGTACGCCCTCGAGTTCCGCCGCTACCTCGAGACGGGCTCGTACACGTCGCTGCTCGAGCGTGGCGGGGAGAATCCGGAGTACCGCGACCTTGACGCGACCGTCGGCACGTCGGCCGCATTCCTGCGCGCGCCGATCCAGATGGTGCAGACGCTGATCAAGAAGGTCGACGATCTCGTCTTCATCCGCGGCCTCGCCACGAAGTACCAGGTGCCGCAGGCCGCAACGCTCGGCGTCCCGACGCTGACGGCCAACGCCGACGACGCCGACTGGACGTCGGAGCTCGCCACGGGCTCGAACGACGCCGGCCTCGCGTTCGGACGGCGCGAGCTGCACCCGCAGCCGCTCGCCAAGCGCATCAAGCTGTCGAACACCCTGCTCCGCACGGCCGTCATGGACGCGGAGACCATCGTGCTCGACCGTCTCGCGTACTCCCGCGGCATCACGCAGGAGAAGGCGTTCATGACGGGCGTGGGCGTCAAGACGCCGCTCGGCGTGTTCACGGCCTCGGCGGACGGCATCTCGACGGGCCGCGACGTGACGTGCGCCTCGACGACGGCGATCGCCTTCGACGACATCGTCGCCACGAAGTACAACCAGAAGCAGCAGTACTGGCCGCGGCTCCGGTGGATCTTCCACCGCGACGCGCTCAAGAAGATCTCGCAGCTGAAGGACGGCGACGGCCAGTATCTCTGGCAGCCGAGCCGGCAGGTCGGCCAGCCCGACACGCTGCTCGAGTTTCCGTTCATGATGAGCGAGTACGCGCCGAACACGTTCACGACGGGCCTGTACGTCGGCCTGCTCGGCGACTTCTCGTACTACTGGATCGCCGATTCGCTCGATCTCCAGATCCAGCGCCTCGTCGAGCTCTACGCCGAGACGAACCAGACGGGCTTCATCACCCGGCAAGAGACGGACGGCATGCCGGTGCTCGAGGAAGCCTTCAGCCGCATGAAGCTCGCGTAATCCGCGCTGAGCTGACCACCAAATCGCACACGAGGAGACCTCTCCCATGCAGGACCTACACAACATCATCCACGCGGTGGTGGCGATCATCCCGCAGACGCAGACCAACGCCGACACCGCGATCACGGGCGAGATCGTCGATACGAACGGCTTCGATGCCGTCGAGTTCGTGATCGCGACCGGGACGCTCACGGACGCCGACGCAACGTTCGCGACGACGCTCGAGCAGGGCGACGACGCGGCCCTGGCCGACACGACGGCCGTCGTGAATGCCGACCTGATCGGCACGCTCGCGGCCGCCGGGTTCACCTTCGCCGACGACAAGAAGACGAAGAAGCTCGGCTACGCGCCGCGCACAGGCGTCCGCAAGCGCTACTTGCGACTGACGGTGACGCCGACTGGGAACAACTCCGGCGCCGCGCCGATCGCGGCGGTGTGCATCATGAGCAAGGCCCGCACGAATCCGACCACGTAACCCCAACCGCCAAACGCGGCGAGATGCTCGCTCGTCTCGCCGCGAGCGGCTGAGGAACCTCACATGGGACTCTCTGACGCTTCAGTAGACGTCAAAAATCAGGAACAGCAGGGTGGAAAGCTGTGGGTCGTCGGCGGCCAGCTCGACATCGACACCGATGCTGGCGGAAAGCTGACGATCAACGGATCCGACGTGACATCGTCGGTCGCGACCGGCGGTATCGCCGGCGTGGCTGCGGGTTACAAGCTCGCCCGCGGCTCGACCGCACTCGGCGGATCGAATCCGACCACGGTCGTGACGGGACTGGCGACGGTCGTCGCGTTCGTCTGCTCGATCGACCTCGCCGTAGCGCCGGGCGACAGCACGTCGGTCCTCACGTCGCACAACAACGCGACGCCGGGCTCCGTCGACGTTTACGCATGGAAGAACACCGGTGGAACCGATCCGACGCTCGTTGCTTCGACGGGCACGGAGACGTTCAACTGGATCGCGATCGGAACCTGATCGATGTTCGCCTCACGGGTTCGCGTTCCTCTCACGACGGCGGCGGATGGATCTGCAACAGTCGTCACGCCGCCCGTGACTGGGCGCATCGCGCAGATCGTGTACACGAAGCCGGCGGCGGGCGGCTTCGACAACGGATCGACCATCACAGTCACAAACAACGTGACAGGCGAGACGATCTGGACGGAGTCGAGCGTCAACGCCTCCGCAGTTCGGGCTCCACGACAGCCAACGCACTCGACGGCCGGTGTAGCAGCGCTGTACGCCGGATCGGGGACCGCCGTGAACGATCTGATCGCCGTCGGCGGCGATGAACTCAAGATCGTGATCGCCTCCGGCGGCAACGCGAAGAACGCCACGTTCGACTTCGTCCTAGCCTAAAGGCCGTGGGACTCGTTCGCCTCGTTGCCCCGACCGTGGAACCGCTCACGGTCGCGGAAGCTGCTGCGCACCTCCGGATCGACAGTCTCAACGTCGAACCGACGCCGGACGCGCCGTCCGTCGCGCTGGCCTCGCCGGTCGCTCCTGGGAATGTCGACAACGGAGCGCACCGGTATTGCCTGACATTCGTGACGGCTGACGGCGAGACGGATGGCGGGGACATTTCAGGATCCGTCACCGTCACGGACAAGACCGTAAACGGCAAGGTCGTCGTATCGGCCATCCCGCTCGGCGGTGCGCAGGTCACGGCGCGCAGGGTGTATCGGACCGCCGCCGCCGGCGCGACGTTCTTTCTTGTCGGGACGATCGCCGACAACACGACGACGCTTTACACGGACAACGTCGCCGACGCGAGCCTTGGCGCAGGGGTGCCGAGCAAGAACACCACGGTCGACCCCTACCTGAAGGAGTGTATCAGCGACGCGCGCGAGTACATCGAGTCATTCACGAACCGCGCGCTGATCACGCAGCACTGGCAATGGAGCCAGGACGGCTTCCCGCCACGGTATTTCGAGACGGCGTCGCCGTATCTCGAGACGGTGAGCGGCCTGCAACACCCGGAGCTGCTCGATCTGCACCGGGACGTGATTCGACTCCCGAAGCCTCCCCTCATCTCTGTGGACGCCGTGCACTACGTCGACGAGGACGGTGTCACGCAGTTGCTCGACCCGTCGGCGTATCTCGTCAACGCGTCGCTGGTGCGCGCGGAGATCAGCCGCGCGTTTGGCGTACCCTGGCCCGCCACGCGATGGCAGCAGGGCGCGGTCACGGTTGACTTCACGTGCGGGTATGGCGCATCGTCGAGCGCCGTCCCGGCGCAGGTGCGCCGTGCGATGCGACTGCTGATCGAGCACTACTTCTCGAATCGCGGCCTCTTCGAGGGCAAGCGGTTCGCGCTCGAGATCCCGCACTCGATCGACGACATGCTCTGGCAGGTCCGGGCTGAGGAAGCGGCGTGAGCCTCTCGGCGAGCGACCTCCGGAGTCGCGTGCGCATCGAGACCCGTCTGGAATCGGACGATGGCGGCGGCGGCAAGATGATCGCATGGGTGCCGTTCGCGACGGTCTGGGCGAACGTATCTCCGGGTTCGGGCCGTGAGTTTGAGATCGCGAAGCAGGAGCGGCCGACGTTGAGCCATCAGATCACAATCCGCTATCGGCCGAGCGTGACGCCAAAGCAGCGGCTCGTCGCGCAGGACAGGAACGGTCGGCGGGCGTTTGACATTCTGACGGTCGTCAACACCGATGAGCTGAACGACCAACTCGTCCTCTACTGCTCCGAAACGGTGCAGACGTGAGCATCAAAATCAACGCGGTCCTCGCTGGCGCCGCGGAACTCTCGCGCGCCATCAAGCTCGCGAACCCAGCCACGAAAGCGAAAGTCATCGCAACGATCCGACAGCACACGCAAGAGGTCCGCGACGAAGCGCGCGCGGCCGCGCCAGTCGTGACGGGCGAACTCGTCTCGACGATCCGCGACGAGTACTCCGCAGACGGGATGACGGGCTACGTCAAGGTGGGGTTCGGCAAGCTACCGCGCCGAGCGGGCCCGATAGCGATCCACCGAAGAAAGAGCAAGAAGATCGGCCGCGGCGCCTATGCGCCGGTCGTGAACTACGGCGACCCTCGGCGTCACCGCCAGGCGAATCCCTTCCTCACGCGTCCCTATCAGGCTGACGAGCCGAAGGTGTTGAGCGATCTGAACGCAGACCTTATCAGCGTCGTCGGCGACATCGCGAAGGCTGGCGCATGAGTGCCGCTGCGACAGTCGCGTCAGACGTGGCAGAAATGCTCGCTCGCTATGCCGACGGGCTACGCGATGGCACGTTCGTCTTGGATACCATCGTGACCGACGCCGAAGTCGTGCTCTTGCCGCCACGCGCTGATGAGGAGTGGGCCGTCAGCTCCAACACGGGAAAGATCACGGTGAAGTTCTCGCTTCACAAAATGGCAACGCGCAAGAAGCATCTCACCGAGGCACTCGCAAGGCTGTGACTGCAACGGCTTCCTGGCTCGTTCAAAAGGGGATCGTCTCCGCGCTGCGCGCGTCGACCGAGGTGACCTCGCTGCTCGCCGAGGGCGCGGACAGCATCGTCGACCAAGTCGTCGAAGGCCAGCTCTACCCGTACATCGTGGTCGGCGAAGGCGTAGAGCGCGAGGAGATTTTCTTCGGCCAAGGTGGACACGTCGTCACGCCCGAGCTCTTTGTCTACACGAAGGACGGCTCCGATACGCCGTCGACGACGGGATCCGCCGGCTACAAGCAAGGGCTGGCCATCGCCGACGCCGTTGTCGAGGTGCTGCAGGACGATTCGCTCTTCACCGTCGATGACCACGACGTCGTGATGGTGAACCAGTTCGCCGACTGGGGGAAGCAACGTCTCCAGGATCCGGCGAACGTCCGTGAGATCACCCCGAAGCTCGAGATCACGCTCGAGGACACCGAGATCATCGATGGCGGAATGTCGGATCCGGATCAAGACGGCGACGTCGATGGTGGGGGCGCCTGACCGTGGCCTCGAAGACGATCAAGTGGCGGCGCGACACGGCGGCGCGGTGGTCGGTCGTGAATCCCACGCTCGCATCGGGCGAGGTTGGCTACGAGACCGATGCGGGGAAGTTCAAGGTCGGAGACGATCTAACGCCGTGGTCGAGTCTTCCGTACTACTCCGGCGACGGAGGTGGCGGCGGTTCCGCCGTGGGCGCCGTGCCGATCGGCGGCATCATCATGTGGAGCGGAGCGATCGCAGCGATCCCCTCACCGTTCGCGCTCTGTGACGGCACTGCAAACGCACCGGGTCCAGACTTGCGCGACAAGTTCGTGGTTGGCGCGACGCAGGACGCGGCGGGCGTGGCCAAGACAAATATCGAAGGCACGCTGAAGGTCACGGGCGGTGTCACCGGCCATTCACATTCGTCGCACGGCGATTTGGTTCACGTCGGGATGACGATCAGCGACCACACCGGGCTAACCCACTCGCTCGCCATTGCGGACCATCCTGACCTGACGCACGCGGCGCTTTCGCACGCCGCCATGACGATCACGCAGCCGCCCGGGGTCGTCCCGACCTTCACGGGGAGCCATGCTGCCGCTGGCAATGTCTCCGTTCCAAGCCTTGCGGTCGCTGCCGCGACGGGCTCGCGGCCGAGTCTGGGCGTGGCGGCCACAACGGGCTCGCGGCCGAGCCTCCCTGTTGCTGCCGTGACAGGCTCTCGGCCTTCCCTTGCGGTCGCGAGCGGAGCGGACGTCTCGATGCCGTCGCAGGCCATTGCCTCGGGAGTGGACATCTCCGCGCCGTCGCTCACGCTCGCCTCGAACGCGGCGATCTCCGTCCCCTCACAGGCCATCGGATCCGGCGTCGACGTGTCGATGCCCAGCGCGTCGTTCGCCTCGAACGCCGCTATCTCCGTTCCCTCACAGGCGATCGCATCCGGCGCCGACGTCTCGGTGCCCAGTGGTTCGATCGCCTCGAACGCTGCGCACTCCGCGCCGGCTCAGACGATAACGCCGCCGAGTTCACTGGTGTCGGTCCAGACCGGCACTGCGTCGCGTATCACGATCGTCGGCCTCCAGCCGACATCGGCGGCTCCGACGATTGCGGTGGCATCGGCGGCGAACCTCTCGGCCCCGAGCGCGTCGGTCGCAGCGGCAACAGCGTCACGGCCGTCCTTGCCCGTCGCGTCGCTCGCGAATGCTTCTGGACCTTCCGGCTCGATCGCGGCCCACACGGCGTCGCGTCCGAGCCTCGCCGTTGCGGCCGTGACGGGATCGCGGCCGTCCGTCCCGATCGCGTCGGGTGTCGATATCTCGGTGCCGTCGCAGGCGATCGCGTCAGGTGCTGACGTTTCCATTCCTTCACAGGCCGTTGCGAGCGGCGTGGACGTCTCAGTCCCGTCGCAGGCGATCGCGTCGCTGGCCAACGCGTCGGCGCCGTCCGGCTCACACTCGCACGCCTCGAGCAATATCGCGATCCCCGACATCAGCTTCCCGTCGCTCTCTCACCAAGACATTGGGACGCATGTCGGAACGGACTACGGCGTTCACGTCATTACGCAGCCAGCGGACCACGGAGTCGCGGGAACGCTCGTTCACAGTTTTACCGAGCCAAGCGACCACTCGATTTCGGCGCACGATACGGTCCTGTCTCTCCCGAACTACTACGCGCTCGCCTTTATCCAGCGCATGGCCGCATGAAACCTCCGAAGATCGTTCAGCTCCAAGCGTGCACGACGAAAGAGGGCCACGTTCTCTATGGCCTCGATGAGGCCGGCCGATCGTGGGTCTACGATGGCGCGACGCGATCGTGGATCGCCCTGGGCACCGACTTCCTCGAGCCGCGCGCCGCGGTCGCGCAGGGGAGCTCGCATGCCCAATAACCGCGGGCGGGTCCTGGTCGCATGCCCGACGTATGCTGGGAAAGAGTACGCACTCGAACCCTGGCTGGCCGCGTTCCGTGCGTTGACGTATCAGCCGCGCGTCGCCTATCAGGTCGACAATACTCGCGTCTCGCAGGGCTACTTCAAGCGCCTGCAGGAATCAGGCATCGACTGCACGCACCTGACGCCGTGGCCCGATTGGGACCGGACGTTTCTCCGGTCGTGGGAGCTCATCCTCGAGCGCGCGAAGGATCGCGACTGCTACTGGGTATTTAGCGTGGA